CCTTCGGAATAGGCAAACGGTTACTCTCCTGATAGTTTAACGTTGTAACTACTGGGGTTCAGCCGGAAAACCGTCCCAGCTTGCGTACATACAAGAGAATCCGCTAAAGCGTTTCCTCTTGCATTCATTATATCCATATTTTAAACGGATAACCACATCACGTCAACACCAAAACAAAAACCGCCTACCCAAAGGCAAGCGGCAATTGATAACGTTTCTGCGCGTACATGAAGTATATTATTCGATAAGCGGGACAATGTCAAATGTACGATTGCGTAGGAGGGCTGGTTTCATGACGCAAAAAGAATTGAAACAAATTATCCACATAAAAAGTGAGATGCGAATGCTAACCATCCGAATGAAGAACGCAGGTTCAACAGCGGGCGATTACGGTTTAGATTTCAGCACGGGCAAAAAGCGGGCGTTTATCATACAGGGTAAACACGCGCCGGAATACTACGACACGGCCGCCAAACTCTCCGCCCGTGCGGATGAGCTTGCCGCATTGGTATCCGCCGCCGAGAAATTTATTGCAGATATCCCAGACCCGCAAGTGCGTGTAATTTTAACCCTGCGATATCTTGAAGGGAAATCGTGGCATGATGTTGCCAAAGCAATTTACAAAGATATGACCGCCGATGCCGTGCGCATGACAGTTTCAAACTGGTTCAAAAAAAATAAACGCTGAAAACTTTTTCGTTTTTTTCGCTTATTTCGTTTTTCATGTGCTATAATGGTTGCGTGAAGTTCTGCACACCAACAATAAAAACCCACGAAAGCCCCGTTTCCGCCATGTAGGCACGGGGCGACATAAAACGAACCCCGCGATTATTTTCGCGGGGTTTTAATTTTGGGAGCGGCTTAAATGCTTAGAAGCTGTAAACACTGCGGCAGAATACACGACCGCAACCACGACTGCGGCAAAAAGCCAAAACGTGCAAGGCGGTTTGGGGAGCATGATAAATTCCGAAACACAAAAGCGTGGCAACGCAAGCGTGAACACATACGGCAGCGTGACTTATACTTGTGCCAAATGTGCCGCGCAAACGGAAGATACAAAAGCGATGGGCTGGAGGTTCACCATATCACGCCGCTTGTGGAAGACTTCGAGCAACGGCTGGATGACGAAAACTTGATAACGCTTTGCGGCAACTGCCACGAAAAAGCGGAGCGCGGAGAAATCACCCGCGAACATCTCCGTGGGATGATTGCAGGATAGCCCCCCCACCCAACGACCGCCGAAAAATCAAGTTGCCGGACAGCACGTGTCCATGAAGATGCATAAAATATTCCTTTTATGGGATTAAAAAATTTTGGGGCGGTGATTCTATGGGGAAGCCGGGGAAACCGATTGCAGTTTTAGTGAGTGAGAAGAAATCGCATCTTACTCGGGCGCAGAAGGCAACGAGGGAAAAAGCCGAAAAATCACTACTAACGGGCGCACCAATGAAAGAGCGCGCGGAAGTAAAATCAAACCCCACCGCGCACAAGGAGTATATGCGAGTTATAAAGCTACTAAAAAGCATAGGCAAGAACGATGATATTTACGGCGGCGTGGTGAACCGTTACTGCATAATTTACGCGGAATGTTTGGATTTTGAAGAACGCCGCAATTCCGTTTCGCATGACTTGGATAATTTGGTTGCAGACAGGGTACGACTTGTTGACGAAGGAGAAATGCCGCTGGAAAAATGGTATTCACTTAAAGCAAAATTGGTGTCGCAATTTTCAAGTTTGGACAGGCAGCTTCAAGCCAAGCGGAAAATGCTTCTTGACTTGGAGAAAGAATGTGCAATGACTATAGCATCGGCACTTCGTACAATTCCGAAGCAACCGGAGAAGAAAACCGACCCGCTGTTAGAGGTGCTTCATGGAGCAAAGCAAAGCGTATAAATATGCACGGTGGTGTATTGAAAATTCTAACCGCAAGGTAGGAAAATATATAAAAAAACAAGCCGCGCAGTGGCTTAAAATTGCGGACGAAGAAAGCGCGGAAGCCTTTGTATGCGCAAACGCATATCACAGAATTTGCGGCGTGTTAAAGCTAATGATTCATCCGGATTTGCAAATTCCGTTGCACGACGGGCTGGAAGATTATGCATGGTTTTTAATAACAGCGGTGCTATGCACAAAATTAAAAACATCCGACGGAAGCGATGTGCGTTACTACGAAACTGCACTACTTGAAATCTCACGCAAAAATTTCAAGACATTTAACAGCGCGGTAATTTTTATTTTGCTAATGCTTACAGAGCCGGAGTTTTCCCGGTTCTTTTCTGTTGCGCCGGACTTGAAACTGTCAAGCGAAATGAAACTTGCAATAAGAAAAATAATAAAAACAAGTCCTGTTTTGGCAGACGAAGCAGAAAATCGCTTCAAAGTGATGCGTAGCGAAATCCGTTGCAATATCACAAACAGCGAATATATGCCGCTTGCCTACAGCAACGACCGTATGGACGGAAAACTGGCAAATGCATTTCTCGCAGACGAAGCGGGCGCAATGGATAGTTACCCTATCGAAGCCATGCGCTCCTCACAAATTACTTTGCGCAACAAGTTGGGGATTATAATTTCTACCCAATACCCAAACGACAACAACGCAATGATTGACGAAATTATAAAATCGAAGCGTGTTCTTGACGGCACAATTGAAAACAAGCGCAGATTTTCTTTGCTGTACGAACCGGATGATGAGTTTACAAAAGCCGACATTTGGCAAACAGAAGACTTAATAATTTACCAAAGCAATCCGGTTGCCGTTTCAAACGACAATATTTTTGAAGCAATAAAAGAACGCCGCGCCGACGCAATTTTATTCGAGAATAAGCGGGAAAATTATCTTTGCAAGCATAACAATATCAAGTACAAGGGTCTGGGAGTTGAGGGATATGTTGAAATTACAAAGGTTCGTGATTGCTGCACAGTTGAAGATTTAGACTTTTGGACGGGCAGGCGGGTTTTTCTTGGGCTTGACTTATCACTTACGGAAGACAACACGGCTTTAGCAATGGTAACAGATGACAACGGCAATATCTGTGCGAAGGTGTGGGGCTTTATTCCGATGGATAAAGTTGAGATTAAAAGCAAGAAAGAATCCGTAAATTATGCGCGGTTGATAAACCAAGGCGCGTGTTTTGCTTGCGGCGATGAGGTTATCGGCTATGATTTCGTTGAAAAATTCATCTTGGAGCTGGAAGAAAAATACGGCGTTGAAATTGTACAAGCGGGCTATGACCGCATGAACGCTATAAGCACGGTGCAAAAGTTGGAAGCGGAAGGGCTGGAATGTGTTGAAATAAAGCAACATTCTTCTGTGCTTCATATGCCCACAAAATTGTTGAAAGAGCAGATTCTAAGAATGTCCTTTAGATATGATGAAAATGGTTTGCTTGAAAATAATTTTCAAAACGCACGTTGCACGGAAGATACCAACTTAAACAAATATGTAAATAAGAAAAAATCTTCCGGCAAGGTTGACATGGTGGTCGCGCTTATAAACGCGACTTATTTATTGCAACAAGAAGTGCTTTATGGTAATGAATATTTTGTACAGGTGGTGTAGAAAGCATGGTGTTTTTTAAACGCAAAGAAACGCGGACTGAAAAGCAGGAAGAAAAACCAGCTTCAAAGCCAAATACAAATGATGCCCTTTTAAATGCTATACTTGGGAGCAACAATACGCTTACGCGAACATCCGCAATGAATATTCCCAGTGTGCAAGCGTGTGTAAATTTTATTGCGGGTATGGTCTCAATGCTGCCAATCAAGCTTTATAACGCAAACGGCGACACTACAGCCGAGGTGGAAAAAGATAACCGCATAAAAATTCTGAACAATGAAACAGGGGACACACTGGATGCGGCGCAATTTTGGCGGGCGATAATCGCGGATTATTTTCTCGGAAAAGGCGGCTACTCATATATTGGGAAGCAACGCAATAAATTCGCAAGTTTGCATTATGTTGACGAATCACAAGTTGTTATCATAGACAACAACGAGCCGATTTTTAAGGATTTTAATTTGCAGATAAACGGCATGGAATACAAGCCATATGAGTTCTTAAAAATTTTACGCAATACAAAAAACGGGGCTTTTGGAAAAAGCATCATAGACGAAAGTCCGTTAATTTTAAGCGCGATGCACGGGGCGTTATTACTTGAAAAAAGTTTAATGCAGAAGGGCGGCGGACGGAAAGGTTTTCTTAAAGCGCAGAAAAAAGTAACGGAGGAAGTTTTGGCAGGCATAAAAGCGGCGTGGCGACGGCTATATTCCGAGGGTGAGGAAAATGTAGTAGTATTAAACGACGGGCTGGAATTTCAAGAAGCAAGCCAAAGCGCGGTAGAAATGCAATTAAATGAAAGCATTTCTACTTTTTCCATGGAAATTGCTAAACTTTTCGGGTTAAATGCCGCAGTAATCGAGGGAAGGGCAAACCGTGATGTTTTCCAATACACCATGCGTACGGGAGTGATGCCTGTGCTTCGCGCAATCGAATGCGCATTAAACCGTGATTTCCTTCTTGAAAGTGAAAAAGATACGATGTATTTTGCATTCGATACGCGGGAAATGCTAAAGGGTTCTATCAAAGAACGCTATGATGCATACAGAACCGCACTTAATTCCAAGTTTCTTAAAATAAACGAAGTTCGCAAAATGGAAAATCTGCCCGCGCTTCCAAAGGATTTCATGGAACTAAATCTTGGCACTGTTTTTTATGACTTCGATAAAGAAACAATTTACACACCAAATACAAATCAAACCGCCAACCTTCGCGCCAAGAATTTTATCCAATGCCCCAAAACCGGGCAGATGATGGGTAGCAAGCCTAATGGCGCAAACAACAATGTTGACACCCAAAGCGGCAGTGCATATAATCAGCCCATGGGAATGAAAAAAGGCGAACGCCACTACAACGAATATCTTAACATGACTAAAATGACGGATGGGCAATTAGAACGTGCCGCAGTTAGTTATGAAAAAAACATTCTGGAGCATAGAGATAAAATTTCATCTCCTGAAAAATATGTTACAAACTGGATGCTTAGAGATGGCCGATACCAGTTAGGTCTTTTGCGCAAATGGGAAAACGAAATACAGCAATTTGAGGAGAAATTAACACTTGCGCGTTATCTTATAAACGAAAGGATGTAAAATAATGGATAAAGGTATACTTGCAGATTGGATAAATAGTGTAGTTGATGATGCGGTAGACGCACATTCGGAGTTAAATTGCGGAAACAACCCCCATGATGAATTTGCACAAGGTAAGTCATTGGCACTGTACGGTGTGATAACGTCTTTGCAAAATATAGTAAAAATCCATTATCCGGATGACCTTGGGGAACTTGGTCTTGATTTTGATGCAGATGCCCGTTTTTTATCAGGAACAGGGGAAATTGTACCGATATCGAAGGCATATATACAAAAAAGCGCGTAAGCACAACCAAAACACACCGGACCGGCAAACACTGCCGGTCTTTTGTTATGCAAAAATAATTTGCAGGAGGTGAAAAAATGCGAATAGAAATAAGAAACGACTGCGTCATTTTGGACGGCTATGTTAATGCCGTGGGGCGCGATTCATCACCCGTAATAACAGCCCGCGGCAAATGCGTAGAGCAGATTGAACCGCGGGCTTTTTCACGGGCATTGGAACGCGCAACAGATATCGCACTTTTGCTTAACCACAGCAATGAGTGCAAGTTGGGTTCAATTGCCGACGGAAACCTTGAACTTTTTGAGGACAACATTGGTTTGCGAGCAATCGCAACTGTAACTGATGCCGATGTTATTCAAAAAGCGCGTGAGAAAAAACTCAGGGGCTGGTCTTTTGGGATGTATGTAAATAAAGATGAGATTGAACAGCGGGCGAAAACCATACCACGCCGTCACGTAAAAGAACTTGACCTGTTCGAGGTTTCAATCATTGATGACAGAATGTCACCATGCTATGCGGGGACTTCAATCGAGCAACGTGCCGAAAATGAAAAAGTAACAGAGCAACGGGCGTTGGAATTCCGCGCCGTAACCGTGGACAAAACAAAAAGCGAAACGCCGGATTATTCCGCGTTTGAAGACAAAATAAAAAAATATAAAGGAGCGAAAAAACCATGAAAGAAAAAAGAATTGCAGAGTACAGGGCGGAGTTAAAGTCCCTAAACGAGCAACGCAACGAAAAAATTACGGAAATGGAAGGTATCCTTTCCGCCGCCAAAGCAGAAAACAGACCAATGTCAGATGAAGAACAGGAAAAATTTAAGGAACTTGAATCGGGAATTGAAGCCCTTGACGCAACAATTGACGCCGAAGAACGCGCAAGAAAATTTGACCGGAAGCCGGAGCAACGCGCCGAAGAAAACAACAATAGAGGTCAACAGGACAATATATCCGTAGAAGTTCGTGCCGCTTTTACAAAGTACCTCCGAGGGCAAGGCGAACTTCCATCTGAAACGCGGGCAGATGCACAATCAACGGAAAACAACGCAAATATTATCCCGTCAGAATTTTCTCGCGATATCATCAAAAAAGTTGTAGAGCTTTCGGGGATATTCAGTGAGATTACCCGCGTAAATTCAAAAGGAACGTACAAACAGATTATTGCAAACAAATTAGTTTCCGCAGGATGGACAAAGGAACTTGCCGAAGTCATGAAATCCGCCGCAACTTTTGATATCGTAGATATCGGTCACAAAAAGCTTGGTGCGCTGGTTCTACTTTCAAAGGAAATTATCAATCAGGCAGAATTTGACATAATCGGAGAAGTAACCACGCAAATGATTGCAGACTTCGCGTTAAAAGCGGAGGAGGGTGTGATTAAAGGGGATGGAGACGGTATGCCGCTGGGGCTTATGTCCGGCGGCACGGCATTGGAACTTGCGGCAGAAAACGCTATAACCTCCGACGAGTTGGTCAAAATTTATCATGCACTTAAAGCCCCTTTCTTACCAAAGGCGAAATGGGTTGTTTCCCGCAAAACGCTTGAAAGAATACGTCTGTTAAAAGACGCAAACGGGCAGTATCTTTTCAATATGGGTGAAATAACAGACGGGTTTGTCGGCACAATTCTGGGCAAGCCTGTTTTGATTTCCGAATGCATGGACGACAATAAAATTCTTTTCGGAGATTTTCGCCGTGCATTCAAAGCAAATGTAAACCCCGGTATGGAAATCCAGCGGCTTAATGAAAAATATGCTGATGTCGGTGCGGTGGGTATTCTAGGCCACTTCTGGTTTGACGGCCGCCCCGTAAACGATGAAGCATACGTAAGAGCGGAATATGGAACAACCGACCCCGACGATTTAGACGACTAAGCCCATGAAAGTAAGCGAGATAACAAATGCGACGCTTTCCAAATATCTGCGACTTGATGATGTTACCGATGAGGAAAAAACACTTCTTGATACGCTAATTGGTGTAGCAAAGGCGTTTATCGGTTCGTACACCGGGCTTGATGAAGATGACATTGAGAAACATGATGAGTTTGTAATTGTTGTTTTCATACTTGTGCAAGATATGTTCGACAATCGCGTGTTGTACGTGGACAAGTCAAACATGAACCGCACCGTCGAGACGATTCTTGGAATGCACTCCGTAAATTTGCTGTGAGGTGAATATGAAGACAATAAACCCCGGCAAGTTAAGGCACAAAATAGAAATTCATTCCCCGCCATCTGCCGACGCGGATAACGCATACGGTGAGCAATCCAAAATATGGGTGACATACAAAACCGTGCGGGCATCCAAAGAGCCGCTTATCGGTCGTGAGCTGTACGCTGCACTCACGGCCGATACCCTTGTGCGCGTGAAATTTAAAATGCGTTTTGTGAAGGGCGTTCACGCGGGTATGCGAATAAAGCACAACGATAGCTTGTATGAAATTGTTTCTGCGCAAAATGTTGAAGCGGCGGGCGTGGAACTGGTTTGCTACTGCAAGGAGGTTTAATCGTGAACATTGAAGTTGTGGGGATAAATGAGCTGTCACGCAGTTTTGCCCGTGTTGGCAAAGTGCCACAAAAATATGTATCAGCCGCGTCACGCAAAGCGTTGGGCATTCCGCTGAAAAAAGCGCGTCAAACCGCGCCGGTGGACGAGGGAAATTTAAAGCGCGGACTTAAAATGCAGGGCGAACGTTCGCGACACAGGGGAAAAAAAGTTTTTAGAATCGTTTTTAACAAAAGCATGAACGATATCTTCCAAACAAGAAATGCGGATGGAAAAATTGTAGGTTACTACCCGGTTTCGCAAGAATACGGATTTTTTGCCCGTGACGGCAGCTTTGTACCCGGTTACGCATTCACGCGCAAGGCGTTGGAAAATTCCAGCGGGCAAATTGAACGGGTGATAACCACGGAAATGAAAAGCCGCATAGATAAAGAACTTTCCATGATGTCGGGGCTTAGTATTTCGTATTTGAAACGGCATCACAAAGACCGCCATTTTTGGGCAGGGGGGTAATTTTTTATGGAACGCGCACTTCGTTACGAACTGCAACAGATTTTCCCCGGCATTCGCATTTTCCCAACCAACGCTCCAAAGGACGCAACTCCGCCATTTATCATATACCTGCGGGATTCTACCGTGTGGGACAAAACGTTGGATGGGTTTATAAACGGGGAAGAAATCACATACACAGTAAACATCATGGGCGAAACATACGAGCAAATGGTGCAAATGCGTGAAGCCGTAGAAAACCTGTTGCGGGAAATGATTAAGTCTAGCATCGGAGAAAATGAGGATATTCTTGTAAAAGATTTAGACCTTAACGGTGTGGCAGAAGTTTTTGAGCAACAACTTGGGCTTTATCGCGGCATTGTTGATTTTACAGTTTACATTTAAAAGGAGGGCAACATGAAAAAACATCGTTCGTTAGGAACAAGATTGCGGGTGGGTGATGCTTCATCCGCTATTTTTGTTGGAGGGCTAACAAATATTCCAAGCCCGGAAGTTTCCGCAGAGGAAATTGACGTTACCACGCTGGACAGCGACGGCGGTTTTAGGGAACACATACAGGGCTTTAAAGACGGCGGGGAAATCTCCTTAGAGGGCTTCCTAGCAACCGAGAACCCCGGCACATTGGATGCGGGGCAACAGCAAATGTACGACTTGCTGGACAGTGGCGATGAGTCAGCTTTTGCAATAGTGTTCCCGGATGCTATAGGGTTTTCGTGGAATTTCCGTGGTTTTGTAAACGGATTTTCAACCAATGCGGAAGTTGACGGAGCACTTGGATTTAGCACGAGTATAAGGGTAACAGGCAAGCCAACATTTGTAAGCACCCAAACAAGCGGCACAACAGGAGCCGTTTCACAATTAAACATCGGAGAGGATGATTAATATGCGTAGTGTACCAATAATATTAGACCGTGAGCGCACACTTCGTTTTGGTCTAAACGGCCTAAGTGCGCTTTGTCGCCGCTTCAAATGTCCGGTTGCAAAACTTGGAGAGCATTTGAGCGAAGATAATATGTACCCGGAAGACATCGCTTCCTTTATACACGCGGGACTTATCTTCGATGACAAGGAACTTACCATTGAGATGGTTATGGACTTGATTGACGAATATTCAGACCTTAACACCGCAATGATTGCCATCGGTGAAGCGTTTGAAGCGGCTTTCGGAGAAAATAACAAGGAAACTGATAACCCAAACGCGAACAGGGCGGCACGGCGCAAGAAAACACCGAAGAATTCACAATAGATGGTGCAATGCAACTTGCCGCCCAAATTGGAATACCATTTTCCGAATTCTGGGATATGACACCGCGAGAATTAAACATTTACGCCAAGGGTTACGGCGAAAGAGTGCGGAAAGAGTTTGAACACCGCCACAATTGCGCAATAGTTACTGCGTATCTTGCGTCACGCTGGGTTTGGGCAAAGCGGGCAAATGTAAAAAAATATCTCGCGGGAGAAGCAACGAAACAACAAAAAATAATGACAGATGCGGAATTGTTTTCCGCAGTGCAAGCATTCCACGCCCAATTTTCCGGGCGTAAAGAGTAAAGGAGGGCAACCATGGCGAAACGGCGTTCAAACTTCATAGTGCGTGGTGGTGCGGATTTTTCTGCAATATCAAAAGCCATGGGTGGCCTTCAAAAAAAGATGAAGCGATTTAGCACAAGACTTAACGGAGCTTTCCGCGGAGTAAGAAATATTACAACAGGGGTTGCGCGTATGACTAATAATGTTCGCCGCGCAATCCCGCGTTTACGCCTTTTTAATCGTGAAACTGCACGGTCTTCACGCAATATGGGTATGTTGGCGCGTGGAATGTTGCGCATTGCGGCGGGCATTTTCGTTTTTAAACAAATAAGTAACGTAATGCAAGGCATGATAAACACTACGCGAAATCTTTTGCGGCAAAACGAGGAATGGAGCGCAAGCATGAACGCCGTCCGGGTAAACCTTTGGACGGCGTTTGCTCCTATTTGGGACGCGGTTCTTCCGGCACTTATTACACTTGGTAACGTGCTTGCGGCTGTTACGCAAAAAATTGCCGCGTTTGCGGCTATTCTTGGCGGTACAACTTTTACGGCGGCGCGTGATGCGGGCGAAGCCTTGCACAATCAGGCAAAAGCGTATGACGCGGCAGGTTCTGCGGCGCAAGAAGCACAAAAACAGCTAATGGGTTTTGATGATATTAACCGCTTATCATCTTCGGATGGCGGCGGGGCAGATACAGGCGGCTTAGATTTTTCTGCCGTAAAACCACCTAGCGCGGCCGTTAATGATTGGCTGGAAGAATTTGCATACAGGTTGCGGTCCATCACGCCTGATTTAGATTATTTTCACAATCTGGGTTATCAGCTTGCACAATCTGTAGCAAATGCACTGGACAATATACAATGGGGGAATATTCAACAGCGTGTTGCAACATGGATAGCGGAGTTGGCATCTTTTCTTAACGGGATAGTAGCAAATTCCGCATTTTGGAATAGCCTTGGAAACACGCTGGTAGAGGGCATACGAACCGCACTTATCGCCGCCAACACATTCATGGAAACATTTAATTTCTTTGATTTTGGCGTACGCATCGCGGAAATATTTAACAGACTAATCAGCCTTTTGCCCGAACTGGGTACAACGGTTGGGAAATATATAAACAGCATATTCCAATTTTTGCACGGACTTTTTACAGGTGCAGACTGGGTTGCCGCCGGGCAGAATATCGCCGGTGGAATTAATAATTTATTCTATACCGTGGACTGGGCGCATATCGCGCAAACAATTTCAAAAGGTGTGCGCGGTTTTTTAACGACAATATTAGAAACATTGCGAACGTTGGATTGGCAATTAATCGGCGAAAGCATAAGCGAATTTCTTACCAATGTAGACTGGCGCGGCATCATCGAAGACGTGATTGCAATTATCCGCGAAGCATTAAGCGGGCTACACATTGTTTTATCCGAAATATTCGGCGCGGAAATGGCAACAGGGATAATGTTATTTACCGGGCTTATGGTTGGGCTAAAAGTTGCTGTACCAATTATTTCAAAAATCATAGGCGCGGTACGCACTGTTATTGCCGTGATAGGCAAGATGAAAACCATTTTCGCCGTTGTAAAAAAAGTTGTACTTGCGGTTATTGCTGTGATTAAATCTCCGTTTATTTTAATAGGCGCAGCAATTGCGGCGGTTATTGCCGGCATTGTTCTTCTAATAAAAAACTGGGAAGCGGTAAAGGCATTTGCTAAAGAAGTTTGGGCTTCCATTTGGAACACGATAAAGAATGCCGGAAATTTAATGCTTGGCAAATTTCGCGCTGTTGGCGATTTTTTTGCGGGTATGTGGGAGCGGATGCGCGACGGTGCAAGGGGAGCATGGCAAAGCATACGCGATACATTTTCTGTTATACCTAACTGGTTTCGTGATACATTTTCGAGGGCATGGGAAAAGGTGCGCAATGTTTTTTCCGTTGGCGGCAGAATTTTTGACGGGATAAAAGAAGGAATAGGCTCTGCCTTCAAAACTGTTGTGAACACTTTAATTCGCGGAATAAACACAGTGATAGCCGCACCGTTTAACAAAATAAACAATGCTTTCGGCAGGTTACGCGACGTTTCAATTGCAGGTTTAAGCCCGTTTGGATTCTTGCCGTCCATAGCCGTGCCGGAAATTCCAAAACTTGCAACAGGCGCGGTTGTCCCACCAAATAACGAATTTATGGCAATCCTTGGCGACAACAAACACGAAACAGAAATAGTTTCCCCACTGTCTACCATGAAGCAAGCAATGTCAGAGGTTTTGGCGGGCGCAAGTTTTGGCGGCAGTGGAGATATAAATGTTACTTTTACGGGGGAGCTGGCAGCACTGGGTAAAATTCTTGCGCCGCACATTACCAAAGGGATAAACAATAACGGAATACAAGCGGGTGTTTCTCAAGTTTGGGGGTAGGTTATGGTATTACTCGTAGACAATATACCACTAACAAACGGTGGGCTTGGCGTTGCGGAATACGTTGTTGAACTTAACGACCTTGACAGCAAAAACTCCGGACGCACGGAAGAAAGCGGGATAATGCTACGCGAAAAAGTGGCAGAAGCCTATGTGATAACCGTTACATTAACAAAAGTGCAAGTTTCGGCATTGACTACGCTTCTTACAGTCTGTCGCAGACCATTTGTCACAATTGCTTTTTCAAACCCCTACAACGAAATGCAAACTGATACCATGCAGTTTTACAATTCTACGCGCAGTGTAGGAGTAGTAAAAGCCCCGCCCGGCGGCAAGGTTATATATGACCGCGTAGTGTTGGGTTTCATAGGGCGCGGCACACCCGTTGGCGGTCGCGAAGATTGGACGGTTGGATAATGCGAACCTTTGACCATATATGGCAAGAGTATCACGCGCAGGGGAATATCGAAACGCAAGCATACGGGCGGTTTTATGAAACACATCTAATCATTGGCGGGCAGGTTATACCGAAAGACAGCATTATCAAAAAAAGCTGGGACGGCGGAATGATGATGCAACAGTTTGCCGTTGGGATGGCTGTATCGCAACGGTTTGATGTAACAATTGACGTATCGTCCATGGGCGGGGTTACTTTTCCGCGTAAGCGTCTTACGCCTGTTACTGTGCAAGTTCAAGCGGGCGGGGAGCTTGGGTTTACAGGGATATACAATTTCGGTACGTACTATATATATGATGCACCACGTAACGGAAACAGGGTTGAAATTACGGCATATGACGCGCTTGCCATGAAGGGCGAACGCGAAAACGTATGGTTTTCCAATATGTCAATGGCGGAGGCAACGGAACGCGCCGCACGGCTACTTGGTTGCGAAGTTGACACAACAGGGATTAGCGGGCATATTGGAAACATAGATTTAACACGGTACTCAATTCGCAATGTTCTTGGATTTATCGCCGCCGCAAATGGCGGCAATTTTATTATAGATTTTGAAAACACGTTGCGGCTTATAAAAATTGAAATAAAAAATTTCCCGCATATGCGCGGTGATGTAAATGGTGACGGCACTGTAACAATGATTGATGATGGGGTTCTTCTCGGGCAGTGGCTTAGCGGGTTTAATGTGGATGTTGCCCGTGGCAGACCCTCGCATATTTGGCGGCAGATACTTGACGCAAACGGTGACGGTGAAATCAATCAAGACGATGTATCGCATATTGCACGGTATTCTGCGGGCGCACCCGATGCCACACTTGCGCCTATAGGCGAAGCAACCATTTCCATAAACAATACCATGCGTACGGCAAGAAACACGGAGCGCATACAACTTGACAACATAATAGTTAGGCGTGGAAACAGGGGCGAAATTTCATACCCGCGCATAGAAACGCCGCCCGCATGGGATGGTGAAGATGACGGCATAGAGGTTGAAAACGCATTCGTTATTACAAACCCACTCATGGACGCGGAGCAAACACGGGAACTATACGAACGACTTTCTTCTTATGAATATATACCGTGCATAGCAGAAACGGCATTCATAGACCCTGCAATCGAAATTGGCGATACCGTTACAATTCGCGGCGTTCAAACTCAAATAATGACTTATTCCATGTCGGGCGATATGAAAATATCTTTCGGCGCACCTTCAAGCAGTGATGCATTCCAGCGGTATCAATTTCGCGGAACGCTTACGGAACGCATTGATAATATCGAAAATAGCGACAGGCGTGGCGGCGGCAATATCATCTGGCTTGACCGTCACCCAACCCCCGCCGAAATAGACGAAATGCACGAAGAATACGAACTGCAAGACGGTGATACCGTTGCAATTTACGACCCCGCCGATATTCCGATACAGGGGCAGTTAATCGGCTTACATCAAGCAATAGATTTATTTTACGCAAAAACCGTGCCGCCGTTTTCTGCACTTGTTATGGATTTCACACTTGCCACAAATGAACACGGCGACCCGAAAACCATTTACACAATCGGAGTTGACACAGGGCGTTGTATTGTAAACGTCGCGTCGATATTTAACGCTAACAACGATGAATGGACTCGAACAATTGTTGCACAGGGCATAAAAGAATCACCAAACGCCGCCGCAATTGAATTTGACGGAACGTGGAAAGATTCACCGCGCGGGCGTGTGCTTGTTACAGACCCTGCACCGCGCATTTATTTTATAGATGCATACGGCACATTGCTTACACAGATAATGGGCGATGATGAAGCGCATCCGCTTGCGCTTGCCTTTGGCGTTGTGAGTGTGGCGGCTGTACGCGGGTGGTTGTATTTCGGAAATCTATCACGTGCGGAAGCGGGAATTATTGCCGCATACATTAAGGATGATGGGCGGGCATATTATCGGCAATTTGTTTGGACACGTTCGCCCGGAACAAACAGCGAAGACGACCCCGGAAGCCGCGCATGGCTTGCGGAACGCGAATGCGATTTCGGTACACAAGTTACGTTGCCGCTTGTCAGCATTTCTGCAAACCGCACAAACGACTTCCGCGTTATGCTTGTTGCGGAAGATTCAAGCGGTAACGGATATGCCGCATACACACGAAGGTACTTACAGGGCGACAGCATGAGAGACACACACTTTACAGCAACCATAGGCTTTAACGCGATAAAACTTGTAACTCCGATTAATTTATACCTTGTAAGCGCACGGCAAATTTCAAGAACCGAAACAGTTGTTGTTCTTCCGGGCGCGGCGGTTACACTAATGAATGGATTGCAGGGCAGTTTTACATTACGCGATGCCCAAGGCGTGACTATTGTAGTAAATTCAATAGAGCGGTTTTCTGATACGGAGATTCTTTTGCGTCACGGAAGCCTTGGCGCACCAACAGCAGGTGTAAGAGGGTCTGTTGTTTACACAAACACACACGCTACAATGCCGCACCGTGTTGGAAATATTAGAATTGTGCATCAAGGTTCGCAATTTGCAGTTATGACAACAACGCTTGCTTTTGACCTGTTGCCGTTTCCGTTTAGGCAATGTACAGAGCATTTTACATCCAGTGTTGACATAGATGTTTCCTTGCGAAAAATCGAAACAACCGCGGGATATATCACGGAACGAATTACAGTGCGCCCTGATTTAATTGCCAACTTGCGCTGTGTAGACGGCTATCTTAGAGGATGTACTGAAAGCTTTTTGGCACACATTGATATAACCGTTGGACTGCGGCGTATTGTTGGTGATGACCTATAGGAGGAGTTAAAATGCAAGCAAAAATTTGTGCAACCATTCACAACAGGTTTGAATTTGAATTAATAGACGCAAAAACGGGAGAAATAAAGCAACGCGCAAAGGCAGAAAACGCAATACTTGAACCAATGTGGCATAGGGTTTGCGCGGGGTTGCAATTTCTAAACACAATTCACCTTGGCGGCGGTACAAATATCATTGAGGAAGTCCAAGCAAGTGGCATTCCGCGTGCAAGGATGGATAATTTCATCCTTGCGCGTGCAAGAGTCCAAGTGCTTCCAATGTTTAATGCGGGATTTCCAATTGCAAGCGGAACGCATAGAATAACGCTTCATCCTGATGAGTTTGAAGGTGAAACTTTTTCACAGGTTGGCATTTCGTTCAATGGTACTGCGACATGGAACGGGGCGGGCAATCCCCCAGTAAACGCATGGGGGCTTGTGACACACGCACTATTGGAAGACAGCGAAGGAAACCCAATGTCAATAACAAAAGGGCGCGATATATTGACGGTAGATGCCACAATTTTTGTACATTTTACAGTATCCGCCAATTCACGACTAACAAATTGGGATGTCCTTAGAGAAAGCTTCATGAATGAATCGGGCGAAATTGAAAACAACCTAGTTGGATATCTTACCGGACGCGCCGACACGCTTTCTGCACCTCGCAATATAATCGCGGGGACAATGAATTTAACGCAATCACAACATCCAATTAGCGGTGTGCAGGCAGGGGCTAATATAGGTAGCGTTCAATGTGGTAGGCTTGCGAATGTTTCAGCTAGGACTATGCAATTCGGACTTGTGCAGGATGAAGAAGTAACAAGCGCGATATTTCGTATAGACCAAGCCAACGGAAACAATACACGCCCCGGCGGTATTCGTGAGTTCTCACTTAATAACATTTTGAATATTGGGATTCCTCATCATAGTTTTGGGGGTCACGAAGAAGCCAGTTTTCTTTTATCTGAAATGCTACCAGACCCCGATGCCCTGCCCGGATATAGTAGGTTTTGGCGAATATCACAGCAAATAGAGCGCACAGGCAGTCCGGGTGTTTTCGATACTGTCCCCGTCATGAATATTGGCAATGTTTCGTCTGTTACAGGGGGCGGAACTTACACGGTTATAAACGAGCCTAGACTTGAAATCACAGGGTTTACTCGTGATGCTACTGTCAGTGTGTATGTAGCAAACACAAACGCGGATTTCTTCATTGGTTCTACTAATGCGCAAAACGGAGTAACGCGTGTTGAACCAAACGCCGCAGGGCAGTGGGGAGAGCGGCGCATAAATATTCAAGGCATAGCTGGTATTTTAGCGTGTGACGAAGCAGGAAAAGTCTTGTTCTCGGCAACGCAACGGCTATATGTTGACACTGGGCACATTGAAGCACATACGCAAATGAATAATGTCATGCTTCTCCCCCAATCCGGGCGCGTAGTAGGCGTTTCTGGTACAGATGCTAACAGTGAAATCGCTGTATTTTCTCCTGCGGATAACTTCAATACACGTGAAATATTACCGCTTAATGTACCCCTTATCACCGCAATTAATAACCGGCCGCAGTCTATACCGTCAACAAGTCAGACAATGGCGTTAAGCTTTACGGATGACGAATCGGAATTTGTATGTGCTGTTAATATTACTAATCCTCAAGCATCAACAATCATTCGCTATTTGCTTGTTGATGGAGTATATGTGCGCCAGACTCAAACATCAGCAATTGGGAGAATGCTTATCTCATTGGCAATCTCCCCAGATGGTTTATGGATTTCTGCGATAACATCAGATGGTGTTTTTGTATTCAAAAGAAATGCCAGCGGCGAATTTTCACCCGCAGAAAATGCGTTGAATGTTCCAATTTCGGAAGGTGTAGTTTTCGTAATGTTTTCCTCGGATAGTCGTGTGCTTATTTTCCGTATTTCCGGAACAATTATTAGATATTCACTATTTAATGAAACATGGGTAAGACATGGGCATAATGGCGAGGTTGCATCCCATGGCGACCTCGCAATTGACCGTGCAACTTTTACAAGAGCAATGACACGCACTGGGACTAACCCCCAAGTACCCAATCTAAGTATTACGCCAAACCACTCAACATTAATCGCCTTTGATGAGCCTGTCCATCAATCCACGGAACTCCGTGCAAACTTTTTCGTAAACGGCATGAATAAGACTGACCGTCACGAAATTGATGTAATGGCAACAATTACATTTGGGGAGGGTTAATGTGCTTGACTTTGAAGGTGTAATTTCACTTGGTAAAATTTCAAGCCCTCAAATATCGCACGAACCCGACAACTTCCTTTGGGTGTATGGTCTGTGTGAGGGCTTCCAAATAAACTTACGTGCATTTCCTAACTTGGGGCTGTATGACAATCTCAACTTTGAAGAATTACCTGCGGCGATTACAACCGAAAACATTTCCTCGTTTGGCGTAAAACACGTACCTATTGGATTTGGTGCAAGCGCGTTTTATGTGTCAAAGTCCGAACAGGGGCAACATAACCCTAATGCGCGGTTTGTTATCCCTATACATGATAACCCCACATCCTCCGCCCCCGCGGAGGTTTTTTAATACAGAAATCAGAAAGGGTGACAACATGGACATTAACAGCATGACCCCCGCAAGCGGGCGGACTGTCGAAGAAAACGGCGCGGTGACAAATATCGCGGATATGTTGGCGGAAGCGTTAGGCGTTCCGCCCATCGCGAACATCACCGCCAACATCGAAGCCTACGCACCACGCACCGGGCGGATAATTTCCGAAAGCGGGCAGGTGTACAACATGGTGGATTTCCTCCGCGCAATACTTGCCGGCGGCGGCGGCGGCGGAAGCGGCGGAATAACCCTGCACAACCTGTTGGACAATCTGGGCTTTGCCCAAAGCGGGCATACGGGTTTTGCGAGTGCGGAAGCATTAACGGAAGCGATACTTGCGGAAGCTACGGCGCGGCATGAAGAAATCACAACGGCGGTGAACACGGAAGCTTACAACCGACTGCAAGGCGACCAAGCGTTAAACGCCGCGCTTATCGAAACGAACCGCGTAGTGGGAACGATTCACACATCAAAATCAGACGTGCCGCTGTCTACAATGATTAACGGCTACACGAACGTTTACTTCACCGACCTTGCAAACCAAACCGCAGAAAATTTTTCACCGGGGCAATCATTTGTGCGGGACGAAGCGGGGACGCTTGCGGTAGTCGTGGAGGTTCGCGCCAACGTGGGCGTCACCGTGCGCACGATTACCACGGCGGGCAGTGGCAGTGCGCCGCCCATTCTTGATATGGCGGCAGAAACCGACCTAAACACGCTTACCACTGCGGCAACATACATCATACAATCGTCTGATTTCAACACGCTTATAAACAGACCGCCGCTAATATCGCAACCGTTTGGTGTGCTTGTTGTATCGGGTGGGGTGACGGATGGTGGGTCTGTTATCGTGCAAACATACATTGCGCATAGTGCGTCACGCGAAGAGTTTAATGTGCTGTGGCAACGTGTCGGTAGTGTAGACGGGCAGTTTGGCGAATGGCGGGCGCAAGGATTTGTAAATACGGAACTTCCCGGCGGAACAGACCTTAACGACATAACTCTACCGGGCAGTTACAATTATTCCACAACCGGGCCGGCGAGTGATTTCAATTTTCCTGAAGGATGGAACGGGCAGGGTACGCTGTTAGTTGTCGGCGGCTTTCGCGATGGCGGCGCATTTCGACTGGTATCACAAATGATTGTGTCAACCGCGAACAGCAACAAACACGGCGTATCATGGACTCGAACATTCAACGGAAGCGCATGGACACCGTGGGTGCAGGCGGGCTTCGCCGCCATTTCCACACTCGGTTTTAACTTGGACGCCTTTACATCTGAGGGCAACTATGTGTATTCGTCTGCAACGGGCGACGGCGGGCCCGCTATGCTGTCCGGACAAGGCTCTCTAACGGTTTCGGGCGGGCAATGGCTTGGCGGCTCGCGCTTGATTACGCAAACAATTACGGCGGGAAACAACAGCAACAACCCCGGCCTTACTTGGACGCGAACATGGAACAATTCTTCATGGACGCCGTGGAGGTTGCTTGCGTTTGGCGACGCTGTTGCCGTTCAAACAGGGCAAACTGTTGACGACACATGGGTGGAAATACCCGTTGACCTAAACGCGCCGCCGTTTTTGCAGGGCGGCACATATATCATCACAGGCTCGAATGCGTCCACGCTAAATATGCCAATCCCGCATGGGCAAGGCGTTGTGCGGATAGTCGTGGACGTTGCTCCCATTTCCGAATGGGGTTCGCAAAACCTATGGGGAACGCAGCGTTTTATGGTTGTGAGCGGAAACCCTGCGTTTGAAAATCGCGAATGGGTACGGCATTTACGCCCCGACGGCAACCACTATCCATGGCACGAGGTTGCTACAACGGATATGCTTAACGACTTGGTAAATGCGTCATCCATCGCCGCCGCATGGGAAGCGTGGCAACTGTCCGACCCCGCAAACAATACGCTTTCGCTTGAAGATTGGCTGACGCAAATAATGTTCCCGCAAACCTATGCGCGGCTAAACGGTGACAACACTTTTACGGGCAACAACACATGGAGCGGGAACGAAACCCACAACGGAAACGTAAATGTAAA